TTCGTATGCCATCTTTTATTGATGGTGGTACTGATACAGACCCATTTGCTGGAATGGCAAGTGCTACTGCTACTGAATCTACTCAAAGAGACCCTGCATAAATTTAATAGGGTTGTGAATTTAAAAGGGGGCATTTTGCCCCTTTTTTTGTATCTTTGAAACAAATATAATATTGATTGTTACTTTAATATGCACATATTGACAACATCATCGGCATCACAAGATATTAAGATAAAGCCAAGAACATCTACTGTTTCTGGTGATACTATAGTCGTATTGACAAGTAAATCAAAAAGAAAATCAGTAAATTATACTGTAACAAACTCATTTAACTCAACTACAAACATAATGACCTTATCTGGCGAGTTTTTAAACTTGATATTAGATAGTTATTATACATTTGTTGTTAAAGATGATAACGGAGAGCTGTATAGAGGTATGATATATGTTACCAACCAAACAGACTACAATAAATATGAAGTTGGCAAAGGAGATTATATACAAGAAGATAGTTATGACAATGAATTTGTATTTTTAGATTAGAAGATGGCTAAAAGAGCAAAATATTACGCAAAGAAAAAACCAATTATGGATAATAAAGAGCAAAAAATAAATGTACCAACATTTTTGCAGCTTAAATCGTATAGTAAACCAGAGATAAAAGAATATTATAACGATGATTTTGTTGCTTACGGTGATGATAATGATTATTTCACTTATTTGATTGATAGATATAACGGAAGTCCTACAAATAACGCTGCTATCAATGGAATATCAGAAATGATATATGGTAGAGGTCTTGATGCTACTGATAGCAGAGAAAAAGAAGCTGAATATTTGCAAATGAAAGAGCTTCTTAAAAAGAATGTAATTAAGAGGATATGCCACGACTTCAAAATGATGGGTCAAGCTGCATTACAGATTATTTACAGCAAAGACCGTAAAAAAATAGCTCAAGTAGAGCATATACCAGTAGAAACATTAAGAGCCGAGAAATGCAACTCTAAAGGCGAAATAGAGGGGTATTATTACCATTCTGATTGGGCATCTGCAAGAACTGGGGATAAACTAACAAGAATACCTGCGTTTGGATTCTCTAATCAACCAATAGAGATATTGTATATAAAACCATATAGAGCTGGTTATAAGTATTATTCTCCTGTGGATTATCAAGGTGGTTTGCAATATGCTGAACTTGAAGAAGAAATTGCTAATTACCACATAAACAATATTCAGAATGGTTTAAGCCCATCTATGCTTATCAACTTTAATAATGGTACGCCTGATGCAGAGCAAAGAGATGAGATAGAAAGAAGCATTATGAATAAGTTTAGCGGTAGTTCTAATGCTGGTCGCTTTATATTGGCATTTAATGATAGCAAAGAGCTTTCTGCTACTATTGAGCCAGTACAGCTATCAGATGCCCACCAGCAATATCAATTCTTGTCTGACGAGAGTATGCGTAAGGTAATGGTATCTCACCGAATTGTATCTCCTATGCTTGTTGGTATTAAAGATACCTCTGGTCTTGGAAATAATGCCGAAGAACTACAAACTGCTTCCGTACTTATGGATAATACAGTTATAAGACCAATGCAAGTTACTATTCTTGATGAACTTGAAAAGATACTTGAATTTAATGGCATTCAATTAGACATCTATTTTAAGACCCTACAACCGCTTGAATTTACTGACTTGACCAACGCTATTAGTGAGGCAGAGATAGAGAAGGAAACAGGCATTAAAAAGGATATAGAAGAAGAAGTGAAAGAGAAAGTTGAAGAACAAATTGAAAATGTAGAGTAATGGCAACAGCAATATTTATAAAACGTAGTGATATTATCAAAAATACCGCACTAAACGGAAGTATTGATACGGACAAGTTTATTCAATTTGTCAAGATTGCACAAGAGATACATATTCAGAATTATTTAGGAACAGACCTTTACGATAGAATTAGTGCCGATATAATCGCAGACACTTTAACTGGTGATTATTTGGCATTAGTAAACGACTATGTTCAGCCTATGTTGATTCATTATGCTATGGTAGAGTATCTTCCATTTGCAGCATACACTATAGCTAATGGCGGTGTATTTAAGCATAACTCTGAAAATAGCACTTTAGCAGAGAAACAAGAGATTGATTCTTTGATTGCGAAAGAAAGAGATTATGCCGAATACTACACGCAAAGATTAATTGACTATTTGAGCTTTAATGCGCCAAGTAAGTTCCCAGAATATTATTCAAACAATAACGAGGAGATATATCCTGATAAAAACGCTTTATTTAACGGATGGATGCTGTAAGTAAATACAAACCAAAGAAAGATAACGAAGTAAAACTAAAGTATTATTTAAAGAAAGAGAGTAATGGCAACAGCTTGGGGAAAAGCAATAAATGCAATAGGCTTTGGGAAGATTTACAAAAATAGTTGGGTTGGAGAATATCCATATATTAATATTGTAGGCGAAGCAAACGATTATAGAAAAAGAATATTAAACGATAATGGTACTATTGAAGCACAAGATAGTTTAGTAGATACCATATATAATACAGTTAAACAATGAGTATATATAATAAAGCATCTTTAGTACAGATACCAAGCGGATATAAGGCTTCAACAGCTAAGTTATATTCTGTTGTTCCGAATAGCACAGAGGGAGATTTTACAGTTTCTTCTGTTGCTGATGCTACACGAATAAACGAAGAAGGACTTATAGAAAAGGTATCAGCTAACCAAGCAAGGCTAAGTAGAAACTTTATAAACGGAGAATTACAGCCTGACCCTTTCTTACTTTTAGAGCCTACAAGGACTAATTCTATTATACAAAGTGAAGATTTAGGAACGAGTTGGACTACGTTCAATGGTGGTTCTATATCCATTAATCAAATTACCTCTCCTAATGGCTCAATAACAGCCGACAAATTATCAACTAACGGAACGACTTTTAGTTTTATTAAACCATCAATAAATCCTACAATTTCGACAGGTAGTAACACTTTTAGTATTTTTGCTAAGGCTGACACAAGTGATGAATTATGGTTGCGTTTAGATTATGGAACTATTATATACAATAGAAAATTTAATTTAACAACACAAACTATAAGTACAGGTTTTGATAATACAGGTAATATACCTGATGAAGAAACTATTGAAGATTGCGGTAATGGTTGGTATAGATTAATAATAACAGATAACGCAGATACCACTTCTTTTGAGCCTCGTATATATATTTCTGATGCAACTTCTACAAGCGGAGATAGTATATATTTATGGGGTGTACAAGTAGAAGCAGGTACATACGCATCAAGCTACATACCAACAACAACAGAAGCAGTTACAAAAATAAATGATATTTGTGAAATAACAAATGGCTTAGAAGATATAATAGGTCAAACAGAAGGTACTTTATTTATTGATTTTGAATACTTATACGAAACAACAACTGACCCTGCAACAGATGCTTTTAGGGATATTTTTACCATAGGCAATGTTGCTGATATAAGCGAGGCTATATCCGTTGACAATTATAGAAGTGGTTTTAGGGTATTCGTTAATCAAGCAAGTGGAACTTTGTCTATTGGTAATAACACAGCAGGTAATTCACAACCAAACACACGATATAAACTTGCTGTAAGATACAAAACAGGCGATTGTAAGTCATATCTTAATGGTAGTTTGTTAGGCTCATCAACAGGTACTGTAAATTTTGCATCTCCTTTAAATGGCATATTTTTCAGTTATAATAATAGCGGAAGGTCATTTAAAAACCAAAAGAAGGTATATCAACTAATGACATTTGACACAGCCCTAAGTGACAGTGAATTAATTGTATTAACAAGTTAATAAATAAAAATGAAACTATTTAAGAAATATGAATTTGATAGTAAGGAACAAGCAGAAACAAAAATAGCTGCCTTACCACATATTACAGATGAACTAACAGGGGAAAGCTACTTAGGGGCAAACCATACTATTGTACATTTAGGTTTTTTAATTATTAATACACCTGAATATGACGAAAACGGAGATGAGATAGTAGCACCTGTATATTCAGACAAATATAGCGTTGATGTTCTTTGGGATGGATTAAGTGAAAGCCCTTATGGTTGGAAAACTTATGAAATTACAGTACAAGGCAACGGAGTACACACATTTGCAGGTTTAAACTTTAATTCTTGATGTGATGAGTTTAACCGATTTAAAGATTTACGGTCTTAATTTAAGTGCATTCGCTATTTCTATGACAGAAGTAGAGTTATTGTTAAAAATTACTATTCTA